TCAAGCGTCGAGCGCACCCTTACAGGTCCGCCGCCGCGACTTCATCCCACACGATGTCGATGCCCGCGGTCCAGGTGCCCGTTGCCGGGATGCTGGGGACGCGGATGACGATGCCCTCGTTCGCCGCGAGGATGATGGGGAACCGCTCCCGGCTCGAGAAGAGCTCCGTGCCAGGGTTGATGATGCTCTGGCCAGCGACCGCCGGGCAGCCGAACCCGAGCACCGCGAGCGGGTTGGTGTCGAGCGTCTTGGTGCCAGCGCCGAGTGCCGCCGTGGTGGCGACCCGGACGCCGAGCGCCGACGGGGCCAGCGTGACGCCCATCGAGGTCTTGTGCTTCTGGTCGTTGGTGGCCATCGTGACGGGCGAGCCGCCGGTGCCGTCCACCGTGAAGGCGCGAGCGACATGGAGCGAGAGCTGGCCCGCGCCAGCCGTGAAGGCCGTGATGACGCCGGCGCCGACGCGCACCGACTTGATGCGGGCGAAGCGGGTGGCGTCGGTCCAACGGAACTGGAAGATTTCGGAGTTGGCGGCGATGGCGGCACCGATCAGGCCCGTCACCAGCCCGAGCCCGTAGGAACCGAGGATGCCGACTTCGTTCGGGTAGATGGAAGCCCGGAGCGCCTGGTTGGCGCCGCCGACCTTGGCAATCTGCCCATCAAAGCCACGGATTTGCATGGTGTGTTACCTCAGCGAATGTCCCCCGACGACGATCTTCACCGGGGGGACGGCGGTATTGCCGCCCCCCTCAGCCGGGTCTTTCCTGCTAGGCGCGGGCGAGCCCGCCGATACGGAAGTTCTTGCGCGGCGCCATGCACCCCATCTGGAGGTACATGTTGCCGACCGCGTAGAAGGCGTCCTTGCGGCCGGTGGCGTCGGTCACGCGGTTCCAGATCGCGCCGGGGGTGTCATCCCACACCCACCCACCGAGCGTCCACCGCTTGAAGGTGTCGGTCTGGAGGCCGAAGCAGAGCTCCGGCGGCATCTTCCGGCAGACGCGGAGCTCGAACTGACGCCCGCCCAGCGTGACGAAGATGCCGTCCTTGCCCGCCGTGTAGGAGCGCGGGTCGTTGATGACCTTATCGCCCTTGAGCGACTTCCAGAGCGACCGGGCGCCCGACCGGCTCGCAACGAGGGCGTTGATCTTCCCGCCACCCATCACGAAGGTCGTGTCGTCCGCGTACACGATCAGATCCTCGTTGAGCACCCCGTTGTACGGGGCCACCGAGGCGTCCACGGCCACGCTGTTCCACAGCTTGTACGTGGCGCGGGCAAGGTTCTGGAAGGTCGCCAGCACCGTGCCGTCGTCCACCATGCCGAGGAGCCCCATGCACTCCCGGTCCACGCCACCGTTCTGCGCGGAGGCACCGGACGGGTCGCCGGCGAAGAGGTAGTCGTCCGCCGCGAAGCCGGCCGGGATGGCGTCCACCGTGAGCTCCTGGTACGCCGTGGTGCTGGTGTCCGGGTTCACGTTGACGACACGTGCCGACTGCCCGGAGCCCGGCGTCCTGAGCGGGTTGCCGTTGGCGTTGGCCGAGGCGACGATCCGCTCGCCCTCGAGGAACTGCAGGAACGAGTCGGTCAACGGCTGACCGTTGATGCTGACGCCGAAGGCCCGGTTGACCCGGATAACAACACCGCCCGGGAGGGCCTGGATGCGGGACTTGGCGCCGTTGCCGTAGCCGAGGAGCATCCGGTCGGTTTCGTTGTTCAGGCGGGTCACGAGGTCGGGGAGCGCCCGCTCCATCCAGTTGAGGTAGGCTCCCATGTCGCCCTGTACCCGGCGCATCACGTCGCCGGTCATTTCCACCGTGCCCTGAATCTTCTTGAGCTCGACGCGGCTGTTCTTGATAACCGGGCCGTCGGGGACGGGGATGTATTCGTTTTCAGCGCGGGCGCCGACACCAGCCGGCAGCGTGAAGTATTGCGCGGTTTCGATGTAGCGGCCGCCGGTGGTTTCATCCTGCTTTACGTTGTTGTCCTCCTGAAAGAGCGTCATCAGCTCCGAGTCGGACACGACGTTGTAGGCCACCGGGTCGTTGAAGAAAATCTTGAGGGCTTCGTTGATGTCTGAGGCCCCGCCCGCGTTGAACGCGGTCGTCACCGCGGCGAGCGATACGCCGGGGTGTGAGGCGTCCATGCCCAACAGCACCACGAGGGCGCAGAGGACCATGAAGGCCAGGTTGGTGTTCAGGTACTTGAGGAGTTTCATCGAGCTGTCCTCGCCGTAGAAGGTCGCAGGGTGTGGACGCTATCGACCGCCGAGAAGGTTCTTTCTCATGTCGGCGATGCGTTCCTTGACGGTCTGCTGCGGAGCGGGCTCGTACCGTGCGGGCCGGGCGCCTGCTCCCCCTGCGGGGACGGCGGCAGCTGCACGTCGGACAGCACTCGCTTGCACCAGTTTCTCGCCAGCCGTGCGAGCCGGTTCTGCGTCGGGGGAAGCGGGCGCGGGGGCTCCCTTGGGGGGAGAGGCCGCGGCGCTACGACGGAAGGGCTGTCCGCTGGACAGGACGGCATGGGCAGCTTGGGGGTCCACCCCATAGTGCCGGAGCCGACGTTCTACAATACCGATCACCTCAGCTGGCCGCAAGCGCGTAAGCTCCGGGTGGGCATGGGCATAGTTGGCCACGTCCTGCAGGCAGTCGTCCCGAAACATCTGCGCTTCATCGTCCTTCATGTCGGCCGGCGTAATGTTGTCCACCGTGTCCTTCACGATCCGGGCTTGCTCCCGCACCGTGCTGAGGGTGCTCAGCTGGGTTTCCGCGGAGCGACGGCCCAGCTCGCGGTCCCGGGCGAGCTCGGCTTGCCGGCGGGCCTGCACGTTGGGGTCGGTCCACTCGTCCAGCTCCCGCTGCACCACCTCATAGACTTCGGGGATGCTGAGCAGGTGGAGCGCCAGGCCGACTTGCACCTCGGGCCGCACCCGCTCGGTCAGGAAGCCCACCGGGTCCACGGCGAGGTGCTGCTCGAGGAGGTCGAGCTCCTGCCGCTGGGCGTCCACCGACGCCATCCCCTCGTTGAACTTGTCCCGTCGCATGGCCGCATTGTTCATCTGCCGCAGCCGCTCGGCAACCTCCTGGTCCTCGACCGCCAGCTGCAGCGGCTTCTCGCCCGGGCGTCGGGCCGGGATTTCGACCAGGAGGGCGTCCGCGGCCGGGGCCTCCTCGGCTCCAGCGACGACTTCGGGTTCCTCTCCGTCGCCCGGGCCGGGCTCGAGCGCGACCGGGGCCGGCTCTCCAGCGACCGGCTCAGCCGGAGCGGCTGGCTCGGCTGGGGCCGCGGCTTGCGCGGCGGCAAAGGCGTCCTTGGCCTTCTGGACTGCTGCCTGAATCGGGGTGGGCGGTGGTCCCAGCGGGGCCGTAGGCATCGGGGCCGCTGGGGTGGGTGTGACATCGGGCCGGGTTTCGACCGGGGCGATGGTTTCTGGCAGCATGACAGTCCTCGGGTAAAGGGGGCCTACGCGGCTGCTGGTGCCTTCTTGCGCTGCGCTTCACGCGGGTCGGGCGCGTCCTCGCCGCCCTTCTCGCCCTTGTCCTCGGCTTTGTCGCCAGCCGCGTCGTCCGGCTCGGGTGGCTGCAGGATCTTCTGGAGCTCGGCCTGTTGCATGGCGGCCTGCATCTGCTGGGCCTGGAGCGCCTGTACGTGCAGCGTCCGGTGAATGACGAACTGCTCCTGCACTTGGGGCGGGAACTTGAGGAAGTCCGGGCTCGCCATGAACTGATCGTGGACCTGGAGATGCACGGCGCTGTCGTACCATTCGTAAATCGGGATGGCATCGGCCGGCTGGCCGCGGACCATCTTGCCGTTCTCCTGCTGGGCGGTCGTGACGTGAACGCCACCGGGCCACGCGCTGCGGGCCAGGTGGGGGAACCGGGCCATCTCGAGCCACTTCTGGACCGCCGGTGGGCTGCCGGGCATCCCGAACGCGCCCATCTGGTACATCTGGTTGACCCGGCTGATGCGCTCCGACCGGCTCTCTGGCAGCATGGACTCGACATCGGGGACGACGTGGACCTTGCCCTCCTTGAAGAGCTCGGGGTACACGCTGATGGTCCGGGGGATGGTGTCCTCGCCGGCATACTCGATGACCTTCTCGATGTTCCAGACCTGACCGAAAATCGTGATCCAGTCATCGGCCATCCGGCCCAGCTCCTCGACGGTGCGCCGGCTGGTCGAGCCGAGGAATCGGTCGGAGTTGTACCGGAGCTCCTGCACGAGCTTGCCGCTGGAATCGGCGGCGGGCGGGGTGCCTTCGGCACCCTCGACATTGCCCAGCTTCTCGAGCTCGCTGAACAGCTGGGTGTAGGCGTTATACACGTCGCGCCCAAGGTTCGGCGGCGGCATCCACTCCATTGCCGGGATGCCGGGCCGACGGGTCACGGTGTAGCGGGCACCTGGCTTGTTGGTGAACTCGGCGTTCTGGAGCCCGCTGTGCTGGTCGAGGAGCGCGATCGGGTTGCTGACGAGGTTTCCGTGCTCGAGGATGTTGGCCATCATCCGGTTCGCGGCCCGGTTGATGGGGTTCAACATCTCCTGCGGGCTGGTGCCGCTCGGCCGACCCATGACATTGACGAAATCGAAGGTGCGGACGGAGCTGGCACTCTTGAAGCGGAAGGGCCGGGCCCCGTCCCGCAGCACTCGGTCCTTGGTCACGACTGTCAGCCGGCCACCGTTGGAGTCCTGAGACTCCTCCATGCCCTCGAACTCGCATGGACGCTGCCAGATACTCAGCACCTCAACGAAGCCCTCAGACTCGCTCCTGGCGTCGAGCTCGGCGCCGGTGCGGGCGCTGGCGGCCCCGAAGAACCCGGACCCGAAGAGCAGGCGCCGGAGGTAGCCCGGGTCGTCCTGCCCACCGCCGGCGGCATCCGCCTGCACCTCGACGCCGAACAGGTCGCCAATCTCTTCCGGGCTGAGGAAGCTGCGGACCATGTGGGTAGGCTTCTCGTGCCACGGCTGGGGGCCCCACGTGCCCCGGACCTCGAGGCAGCTGAGCACGTCCACCCGGAGGTCGCCTTCCCGCTCGGAATGGGGCTGCTGGGGCTGGCCGTCGGGGCCGAGGATGGGCTGGAGCCCGTCCTGTGTGAGCTGGGCCAGCGGGTTGCCCTGGGCGTCGAAGGGCACCTTGTCGAAGGACCGCTGGATGGGCTGGCCGGTTTCGGGGTGCATGACCGGCTGGCCATCCGGGCCGACCAGCGAGAGCGCGGCCGGCTGCTCGTAGGTGACGAGCGGCCCTTTCCGCGGGTCAAAGACGCTCATCAGGTGGGCCCGGCCGCCCGGGATCATCCACGCCATGAGGCGGTCGATGACCTCCTGCATCCCGACATCGCGCCACCGGGTCTTGAAGATGGTGTCCGCCACCTCAGCCAGCGCCGCGTCCTCCGCGTCCCCGGTCGAGGGGAGGAAGGTGATGATGGGCGGGTTCTCGGTGAGCCGGGAATGGGTCAGGATGTACCAGTAGAGCACCCGGTTGATGACCGGGCGCTGGCGCCACCGCTTTTCCTCGTCCGTCATCCATTCGGTGATGTCGAGGAACTTCTGCAGCCAAGGGTTGTAAACCGACCAATGCTTGCCGGCCAGCATCCGAATCGACTCTTCCACCTGGCGGTCACGCTGGCGCAGCAGCTCGTCCTGACTGTGCCAGAGCTTCGACGCCCACGCGATCCGTTTGGCGTCCCCGGCATCGGCCGTGAACGGGTCAGCGCGAAGCGGTGGTACCCCTTCATAGGGCCGCATTTATGTGGACTGATACTGGCAGGCGTCCACGTAGCTGACCGACATGCCCGCCCCGCCCGAGGTGATCTGCACGGAGAGGTAGGCCTCCCCTGCGACGGTGGTGATGTCCAAGATGTTCTCGGTCCCGGCGATGAGGGCCACGTCGGCCGGCTGGTTCGCGGCATACTCGGTGGCGAAGTCGGTGGGCATCACGTAGCGGGCCTTGAGAGTGGCCGCGGCAACCGTGACGAGGGCCCGGATACGAACCACCCGGGCCCCATGAATGGGAATCAGCACCCTGTTGGTGACGGCGTTGCCGATGATCGTGCCGGCGGCCAGGTCGCCACCGAGCCGGAAGTGCGGCCGGCCCATGTCGAAGTCTGGCAGGCGCATCGGAGTTGCTTGGGCCATAGTGTCCTACCCCGTAGAGGTTAACTGAAGATGGGGAACCGCTACCCGTCCAGCAAGCCCGGCGCCTCGTTGAACCCGCCGGCCAGCATCGTCAAGGCCTGCGACCGGGCCTCTTCGGCGCTCAAGTGGCGCCCCATCGCCTTCGCTTCCCGCTGCAGCTGCTCGATCCCACGATTCACCGTCGCCTCCGAGAAGCCGGCCGCCACCTGATCCCGCCCCAGCGACAGAAGCCGGGATTCGGTGTCAGGAAGGTCGGGGAGCCGGGCCGCGGTGGCCCCCAGCGGGCTCCCGGTCACTTCCCGGCGCTCAGCGGTCGCCCGCCGGCCCCGTTCGCCAAGGTACATCCCGAAGAAGAACCCGAACCCGACCCAGCCGACGAGGGCGATCAGCCCGTACCACCAGCCATGTGTCATGTGAGTTTCGGCGGGTGGGTGCCGATGACCGGGCGCTGGGCCCACCGGAGGACTCGACGCCACCAGGTCAGGCGCCGCTTGCCAGATTCGTAGAGCCGCAGCATCTCCCACAGCTCGAGGCGGGTCACGAATCGGTCGGGTTGCTCGAGGTATTCGCGGATGGAGATGCCCTGTCCCGGTGGCTTGGGGCGGCGGCGCGTGTTGCTCTTCATTGCAACTCCTCGAATCCGTTGAGGGCCTGCTTGGTACGAAGGTGGTCGCCGCGTCCGCGGGTCAGACGCTCCCGTTCGCTGGCCAGCACCTCGGGACTCCATGCCCGCAGCTGCTCGGCGGAGCCCCACGTGGACCGGGCCCGGGCCGGGCGGGATGCTACAAAGTAGCGCGTTTCATCGTAGAAGTCGTCCCCGCCTTCGCCCCACTCGTCGGCGTCGGTCTTGAGCACGTCCTCGGGGTCGTCCGGGTCTGTGACCCGGGTTTCGAGCACGTCAAAGACGCGGCGGTTGGTTTCCGTGTCGAAGAGCCGGAGCATCGGGTCGCCCGGGGTTTGGTCCGGGCCGGTCGTTTTCCACGACACCACCTCGCGGAGTTTCTGCAGTCCCATCTTGCGGTCGATGTTGGCTTGCAGGAGCGGGAGGCCCAGCTCCGCGAAGGTGTCCGCGATCGTCGGGGTCTGCTCGCCCATCGCCCGGCGCTGCGCCCAGGCGTCATGCCCCGCCGTGATATAGTCGAGCTTCCCGATCTTGAGGTCGCGGAGTCGGCCCAGCACCCGGTCGGCAATCTCGTGGGGGAGCATCCGGCGGCCGGTCACGGTATCGACCTTGAAGCTCACCCCGTCCTCGTTGACGGCGTAGATGCCGAACGAGAAGGGGTGGTTGTAGCCCCAATCGAACGCGCCGTAGCAGCGCCAATGCTCGGGAATCTCGAACGGCGGGATGAGGTGCAGGCCACGCTCGAGCTCGGGCAGGGCCGTCCCGGCGCCCGCCGAGAAGTCGCCATCTCGCTGCCAGCTGCGCCACGGCTCGGGGAGTCGGTCGAGTTTCCGCTGGTAGCTGGGGTCGCGGACCATCAGCTCCACGTTGTCCGACAGCTTGGCCTGCAGGAACTCGAAGTCCTCGGCCCGCTCGCCGTCGTCGAGGTGGAATCGCCGCTCGATGAACCACCGCTTGTACCAGAAGTGGCCCTTGCCGCCCGGGTTGCTAGGGAACAGGGCGAACGGCCGGGCCTTGGGCACCGTGGCCCGGAGCCGGTTGCCGGTCAGGTAGTTGACTTGGAAGTGGGAATAGTGGGTCGCTTCCTCGAAGATCATCACGTCGTATTCAGGGCCTTGGTAGGTGAACACGTCCTCGTCGTTTTTCAGGTAGCCAAAATAGGTCCGGCTCCCGTTGAACCACGTGATGAGAAGGTCGTTGGCGTTGAACTTGTAGAGCTGGTGGCCGCCGATGACTTCGGGCACCTCAGAGCGGAACTTGATGACGTGATTGGCCATCACCTCGCGCTCGGTGCGGCGGAAGAGGATCGACGTGGAGCCCGGCCATTGCAGCGCGGTGGCGGCCAGCACGGTGCGGGAGAGGTAGCTCTTGCCCCCGCCCGCGGCGCCCCCGTAACCGATGGTCGGCGGATAGTGCTCGTCGGCCGGCCGGTAGAGCGGCGTCAGCTTGAAGCACTCAAACTGCTTAGGCTGGAGCGCGTAGAGCACCAGGTTGAGCGAGTCCACCGTGACGACCGGGTACTTGATGATGTCGGCCGGCGTCAGCGGCCCGGCGAGAAGGCTCACAGGAGGCCCGGGTTGAAGGGGTAGCCGTAGGTCCGTACCGTCTGATTCCATGTCCGCGAGAAGGCTGCATCGCGGAAGGTCACGGTGTAGGTCTGTGCCGTGGCCAGCAGGATCTTCGCCCCGCCTGATTTCGTGAGGGTCGCCGCGTTGAACGTGGCCACGTAGGTCTGTGCGGTCGCGGTGAGCCGCCGGTTGAACAGAAGGTTGGCGGCATTGAACGTCGCCGTATAGGTCTGCTGAGTGGCTAGCAACACGCTCCCGCGCACGAGGTTCGCCGCATTGAACGTCACCGTGTAGGTCTGCTGGGTCGCCAGCATGATGCGGGTGCGAATGAGGTTCGCCGCATTGAACGTGACAGTATAGGTCTGGACCGTCGCTACCAGCGTCCGAGCGGTGGCCTTGGTGAGAATGGCGTCGTTGAAGGTGACGGTGTAGGTCTGTTGAGTGGCCACCAGGACGTGCTTCCACAGCAGGACCGCGGCGTTGAAGGTCGCCGTGTAGGTCTGGACGGTGGCGATCAGCTTCCGGCCGAACAGGAGGGTCGCCGCGTTGAAGGTCGCCGTGTAGGTCTGGACCGTCGCAATCAGCTTCCGGCCAAAGAGGAGGTTCGCCGCATTGAAGGTGACGGTATAGGTCTGCTGGGTAGCCAGCATGATGCGGGTGCGGATGAGGTTCGCCGCATTGAACGTCACGGTGTAGGTCTGCTGGGTGGCCAGCATCGTGCGACCCTTGAGCATGAGGGCCGCATTGAACGTTACCGTGTAGGTCTGCTGGGTCGCCAGCATGATGCGGGTGCGAATGAGGTTCGCCGCATTGAACGTCACCGAATAGGTCTGGACGGTGGCGATCAGCTTCCGGCCGAATAGGAGGTTGGCCGCGTTGAACGTGGCCGTGTAGGTCTGGACGGTGGCGATGAGCTTGCGTCCGAACAGGAGATTCGCCGCATTGAAGGTGACGGTGTAGGTCTGCCGGGTGGCCAGCATGACTCGGCCGCGCAGGAAGTTCGCCGCGTTCGCGGTCAGGGTGTACGTGGCCGTCGTGGCGGTTAGTGTGTAGGTCGCTCCTGAGGTTTCCTCGAGGAACACCACATCATAGAGGCCCCCGGACAGGTCGGTATCGTAGTACCCCTGTCCGAGTTCGTCATCGTAGAGCCCCTTCGGCGTGGTGGCCACAGTCTAGTAGCTGATGACGACAGCGTAGCCCTTGCCGCCCGCCCCGCCAGCGCCACCGAGTCCGGCGTTCATTCCGCATCCGCCACCGCCGCCACCACCGCCGCCAGCACCACCAACACCACCAGCGCCGCCAGCAGTTGCGGCAGTCACCGTAGTACCACCGCCACCACCGCCGCCACCACCGACAACAGAGTTACCAGCCGCGCCAGCCGTACCAGCAGTCGGAGCAGCGCCGTCGGTTCCCTTGGCAGCACCCGTCGCACCGACGTAGCCGCCCGAGATGCCACCCTTTTCGCCAGCCACGATAGCCGGGGTCGCATTGTGGTGTCCGCCCGACCCACCACCGCCACCACCGTACAGGGAGGCACCGCCGCCGGAGGACGTTGGGGTAGCGGTCGAACCACCACCACCGCCACCACCGTACTCCGCGCAATGCGTGGTGACAACGGTGATCGTCCCGTCGGAGCCCGTTCCGCCGGCAACTCCGATCACACCCTTGGCTCCGTTGACGCCTGGGTTCCCTCCATTGCCAACCGCTGTCGTCCCGAGGACGCCGGCACTTGCCGTTCCGCCACCACCACCGCCACCGCCCGCGGCTGCGGAGATAGCCCCGCCACGCCCACCACCGCCAGCGAACGCACTCAACTTCGTGCCGAAGGTCGTGGCCGATCCATTGCCGCCGTCGCCACCAGCCGCGCCAGCCGCTCCGGGAACGCCAGCCGTGCCGCCGGTGCCAATCGTCACCGTTTCTGTGGTCGCAAGGTCGTTGACATCGAACATCTGCTGGTTCATCGCTCCGCCCCCGCCACCCGCCCCACCCTTGGCGACGACGGCAGTAGCCAGCGAAGCCCCTGCCCCGCCACCGCCGCCGGCTCCCCACAGCTTGACGAGGACGCCGCGTGGCGTGAAGGTCGTGGGTTTGGTCCAGGTGTTCGCACCAATCGTGGAGAACACCTGAATGTCCACCGGGCCCGCACCACCCACATAGTAGGCGCCACCGCTGGTGAGGCGTGTCCACGTGCGTTCCGCCCAAATCAGCATCTCGCCCGCCAGCAGCGTGACTTGCGGGCTCAGCATGTAGGTGGTGCCATTGGCATTGAAGATGGCCTGCACCGCATTGGACGCCGACGCATGGCGGTTGATGATCGTGATGAGCTTGACGTTCCGCACCGTGCCCGCAGCCGGGGTCGCGCAGAAGTCGCCGGTAGCGATGGTGTTGAAGGTCGCTTCCTGTGTGTCGCCGGTTTGGGCGCCGGTCGAGGTCACGCGGTCCACGAAGCTCACATGTACGTCGATGTCGGCGGTCGCGGAGCGCGAGAGCTGGAGCTTGTCCAGGTTGTTGAGTTGCAGCATTAGAACACCTCGGCCGCGGAGAGAGGGAGGAAATGCGTGGGCCGGATAGCCCGTGCGCTCGGCCCATCGACCAAGCTGACGGGTATCGTCATTGCCCCTGCCGTACATCCGGTATTCGTGAGCAACGCCGTGGACGCAGAGCTACGCAAACCCGCCGTGCTCTCATCGAAGGCGTTCAGTTGGAAGGCGTGACGGTCGGTGCCGCCCGACTTCTGGAGGGTCCACCTTGAGAGTTCGGTGCGACACTCGGAGTCCGTCCACTCCGAAGAATGGGTGTGCAGCTTGTAGTTCAATAACTCCTGTACCTGCGAGAGTATACTGCCGCCGTCCCGCGTCCCGAGCAACACCTCGTCAATCGTGGTGAGACTGTCGGCATCTGCTTCGGTGAAGTCAAAGAGCTTGGTCAGCCCCGCATCGTCCGCGAACACCCGCACACGAAGGTTCGTGCCGTCCCGCGACACCACAAGGCCATAGTTCGTATTGAGGGTCGGCGTAAAGATGGTGGCCGAGGTGGCTCCTCCCCCGTAGTACGCCACCATTGTCTCGTCGCCGAGTATCAGCAGGCCGAGGCGCTGTGTCCCGGTCGGGTTAAGCGCATCCCCAATCATAAAGATGCCGGAGGTCGTGCCGTTGTTCGCTCGCTTTTTCCACCACGCCGATTGCATGACCGGCCCCGTGCCGATAGTCAGGGTCGGCACAGTCACACGCAGGGTATCCGTCCCCACATCGAAGTAGTAACTCACGCGCCCCTCGTCGCTGTGACGCTCATCGCAGGTTGCCGCTGTACGGCTGTTCGGGGTCGGGTCCGAATATTTTTCGGCCGCCGCTGTCGGGCTCCGGCTGGACCGGCGGGAGCGCCACCTGGTTCATTGCCCAAAAGCCGAGGCCGCTTGCGGTCCAGCTGTGCGCCTGGCTCGTGCGAACCTGTTGCTCGATAGTGGCGGCCGCCATCCGGTCGCCGGTCGCTGTCTCGAATACTTCGTTGTTCGCTGTCGTCAGCGTGGTGAGGGCGATCCCGCTGGTTTCCGCGACGTGACCAATGAGGAGCGCGTTGTTCTGATTGGGCGTCAGCGAGGTCGCCGTTGGGTCGGTGCGTCCCGATCCCCCGTTGCTGTCGAAGTTCGCGGTGCTGTTCAGGCCGATGGTGGCGAGGTCGATTAGGGTGTCCATCCCGCGAATCGGGATGACCGTGATCGACCGATGCGGTCGGGTGATGTCAAAGGTCGCTGTGACCGTTGGGGTACCGTCCGCCTGCAGCCGCGTAATCCACATGCCGAAGCATTGGGCGTTTCCGGTGTCCTGCGACAGCTTGCAGGCCTGATAAGCATTGCCCGCGCCGGTGTTGTCGGACGGGGTGCAGTTGTCGATGATGTCGGTGCCGCTGCCCCAGCCGACGATGACCACTAGTACGTCGTCTTTCTTGAGCGCAGCGCCGACAGCCGGCGCGACGACCGTGGTAGCCGTCGCGGCGATTTCGGCAGTACGCACGGCGGCTGTTGGGAAGCCCCAGCTCATCGCTTGTCTCCGAGCTGGTCAACCTGGTGGCGGAGCTGGTCCTGGTAGGCGGCAAGGCCCGGGCGGCGTTCGAGGAGTTGGTCGAGCTGGGCGTAGTCGTTCCCGCAGGCGAGAATCGGCTCCGCGATCTGCAGGAAGGTCAGGTACGCAGCGTGGTACTCTGCGGCGATGCGGGCGCGGCGGGCCACATCAGTCCACCGGCGGCTGGGGGACACCGGGCCGGCGGAGCGTGGCGAGGCGGGCCAGCAGCCGGTAGTGGTTCCGGTCGCAGACCGCGCACTTCTCGTGGACGGCCTGCGGCTGGGCCGGGTTGCCCGGCTGCAGGACGCGATTGGTCTTGTCCGCGCAGCAGTCCGCGATGGTGTCGTTGGCGCTTTGAGTCGGTGCGCTCATGCGGCCGGCGCCTTTTCGGCCGCGTCCTGCAGGGCATTGAACGCCGCGATGGCAGCCTCGATGGTGCTCCCGCGGCCGTTGGGGGTCGGCACCTGGACGACGGTGGCCGGCATGGCCAGCACGTCCCCCTCGGGCTCCGTGGCCGGGAGCTCGAGCGCGACGGTGCAGCTGGGGCAGCCAACCTCGTACACCGGCGGAGTGTAGGTCCGTTCGGCCGGGTACTTCCGGCCGTCGGGGGTTTCGCGGTACTTCTGCGTGTAGAAGTCGGGGGTCTTGAGCATGGCCACCGGCTTCTCGCCGCAGGAGGCGCAGGGCACGGCGCCCTGCTGCATGAAGGCCAGGAGCGCCTGCTGGGCCTGATCGACGGCCCGGCTCGCCTCACCGAGCGCGGTGGTGACGCCGGCATGCTCTTCGACGAGCGCGTGGTAGGTGGCGCGGGCCTCGGCGATGTCGGTGCGGAGGCTGGCTTCGGTGATTGCGGTGGCGTCACTCAGCTCAATCGGGCTCATCGTGACCTCTTACTGGATGGTGAGAACGCCGTTGGTGCCGTCGAAGTCGATGGTGAAGGTTTCACCGTTGGCGAGCGTCACGTCACTCCCGTAGTCGTACCACCCGATGATGGGGTCGGCGGGGCTGGTGGGGGTGTCGTTGTAGAGGCCCACTTCGCGGAACGTGGCGACCGCGCCGGTCGCGGTGAGCACCAGGTCCACGATGAGGAGCTTGAGGAGCCCGCCGGTCTGCACACAGCTGGTCGTGGTGCAGAGGCGCGTACTGAGGTTGGTGTAGGCGATTTGGGTGATGCCAGCGAGCACGGTACTGGCGCTCGTCGGGACGTTGGCCAGCGTGGTGAGGAAGATCGTGAGGGCGCCGGTGGCGAGGTTATGCACGCCCTGGGCGATGTCCTGCACGAACACGTTGACTTTGTTCAGCGGTGGCATCGGGTACTCCGGTCCAAGGGAAGCGCGTCGTCAGCCAGCTTCTAAGGTAGGGACATGGGGCGCGAACGTCCAGCGTCGTGTTCGCGCCCGAGGGCGGGGGGGGTCAGGTTCGGACGACCCGGTAGATGGGTGCGAAGATCATGGCGGCGAGCTCCTGCTGCGGGGTTCGCACGGCGACGAAGAGCCCGCCGTCGGGCCCGCCATCCATGAGCCAGGTCTGCGGGGTGAGGCTCATGGCGACCGGGTAGCCGGGGAGGCGGACGGAATCGGGCATGGCGTCGTAGAAGAACTGGCACTCGGGCAAGATGTGGTAGCCGGAGATGAAGCGCACCTTGCCGTCGAGGGCCTTGGCGTAGGGGCAGAACTGGAGTTGCTGGCCGCCGGCGAGGGTGGCGGCATCGGGCAGCAGGATGATACTGGCGATGACGAGGCTCGAGTCCACGGTGGGGATGCCGGGGGTACCGAGGCGGGTCAGGGGCCAGGTGACGCAGCCGGGGGCGCTGGTCTTGCCGGGCCGGGTGGCCACCACGCAGGCGGTAAAGCGGACGCTATCCCACGTGGTTGCGTTGATCGGGGTGAAGGCGATGCTGGTCGTGGTGGTACTGGCGCTGGTGAGCATCCCGCTCCATCCGGCCGGGGTGGCGGTGGTCGTCCACAGGTAGTTCGCGGCGCCGGTGACGGGGCTGGCCAGGCGGAGGGTGTAGCGGAGCGTGTCGCCGGGGGCGGTGCTGGCGAGGATGGGGTCGCGCACGGCCTCGAGCTGGGGGGTGGCGAGCGGGGCGGAGGTGCAGCCCACGAGCAGGGCGACGAGCGCGAGCAGGCGACGGTTCATATACCCCTCTGGAGGAGGTGGATGCGGAGGCGGAGCTCTGCGGAGTGGGCGTCGGTGGTGTTGCGGCGCTCGAGGGCCCGCCAGAAGGTGCGGCGGAGCCGGTCGTGCTCGAGGTCGAGTCGGGAGCGGCCGGGCTCGGGGAGGCCGGGGAGTTCGGTCTGGCGGGTGTCCTTTACCATTTCCTCATGCCTTCTTCTTCTTGACCGTGGGGATGCCGCCGACGGTGGTGCGGGGGGCGGCGGACGTGACGGAGATGCCCAGCGGCTCGCCGTCCTGGCCGACAATCTCCTTGGCGGGGGGCACCCGGCCGCGGTCGAGGGCGGCGGTGATGGTCTTGATGTGGTCGGGGACGGACATCGGCTTGCCCTGGCGGTTCTTGCCGGTGCGGGCCATGCGGAGGAGCTGCTTGGCGAGGGCCGGGCTGGCGGCTTCGAGCAGATCCCGGGCGACCTGGCTCCGGGCGCGGCCCTTGGGGATGCCGTTCCCGCCGGTCTTGAGGGCGCCGCCGTGCCGTTGGCGGACCAGCTGGACAACGGGGATGGCTTCGGCCTCGCGGGCGGCCTTGGCCTTCTCTTCGCGGGAGAGGCGGGCGACCTCTTCGGCGGGCATGAGGTCCACCTCATGCGGGGTATCGACCGGCAGGTACACGACGGCGCGTTCGCCCGGGGCGCTGGGCGGGATCAACTCGGCACCGGGGGGCAGCTTGGCCCGGGCGGCCTCGAGGTCGTGGACAGTCTGTTCAGCTCCCATAGGGTGCTCAACCTAGTCAAAACTTTTTCCGGGCGCCAGAGCGAGCC